AAAACCGCAGCTGCTGACAGTGCAGCAGCCGCAAAAAAAGATGCCCAGACAGCATCCAGCGCGGCCAGCACTGCCACAGGTGCGGCAAGCGCAGCAAAGACCAGCGAGACCAATGCGGGCACAAGCGCATCCAATGCGAAGGGCAGCGAAACAAAATCCGGTGAATACCTGCAGGCCATAAAGGAATATTTCGAGCAGGTGCGCACCATTACGCTGGGCGCGCAGGGCTGGTATGAGACCTCAGACGCCCTGACTGCTGCGGTGCCCGTGGGTGAAAACGGCTGGTGGGCTGTGGTGGGCACCACGGACAGCATCTGGGTATGGGACCGCGACACCAATGCCTGGCGTGACAGCATGGTGACGGTAAACATGAGCGACTACTACACCCGCACGCAGGTGGATGAAAAGCTGACTGACAAAGCAAACAAGACCGCCGATGACCTGAACACGATGATCAACACGCTGAGTACGGGCAGCGCCACCCCGCAGGATGCAGATTACTATGTATCCCAATATGCCGGCGGCGGAAGCACAACGACCACCTACCACCGTCGGCCCATGAGTGCGCTGTGGACCTACATCAAGAGCAAGGCAGGCTCTGTGTTTGCGGCCAAGAGCCACACCCACAACTATGCCGGTTCCGGTTCTGCGGGCGGCTCGGCCAACAGTGCCGTCAAACTCGATACCGCAACCGCGGGCAGTGCGACGAAACCGGTATATATCAGCGGTGGCAAGCCGGTGGCCTGCACTCACTCGCTGGGCAAGGATGTACCGGCCAACGCCGTTTTTACTGACCACACTTACACCAAGATGACCGCCGCCACTGCCAGCGCGGCTGGCAAAGAGGGCCTTGTGCCTGCACCCGCAGCCGGTGCACAGGGTAAATTTTTGCGCGGGGATGGGACATGGCAGGCCGTTGCGGCCAAAGAAGCCGTGGATGCCATGCTGGCAGAGATTCAGGCGCAGGTCGCAAAAGCTGGCGCGCCGACCGAACGTCTGGCCTTTGTCACGCAAATCTCTGCAGGCAATTGGGGCTGGAATAACACCATAAGCTGTGAAGCCACCATTCCTGAAGGTATGGATTTCATCCGCATCACTCCGAAGAATTTTAATTCTCCGTATGTGCTCCAGTTTTCTCCTGATAAGGATTTAAGCTTTAAAGCTGGAGAGAACAATGCGATATCCGCGATCTGCTCAACTGGTGCTACTTTCAAATACACCGCCAGCGACCGCAAGATCAAAATAACCGTCTTTAGTGCCGATATCGGCAGCACCTGCATTCAGGGCTATAAGTATGGCACCGCCGCCACTCCCTGCATCGTCTGGACTGAGGGCGACGGCACATCCGCTAAAGACCATGACATCGATTATATCGAGATCAAGGAGCGGTGGAATGCAAGCAGCTCTAGTGACTACAAGAACACCGTGGAAGCTGTTGCCCGCGTCGTGAAAGGCAGCAAGTATACGACCGAAGGCGGTGCCACAGTCACTTTTGCCAGCGACGGCACCGTAACGGCCAGCAACTATTCCGGCACGCTTGTGGGCTACCGATACATGACGCTGACGGAAGTTTCAGAGCAGTTAGCATCCACTCAATCCGCTCTGGCCGACGCAGACGCTTTGAACCTTGACCAGGACTACCGCCTAACTCTTTTGGAGCTGGGCGTGACCGATGATGAAACAACCGCATGAACAGAAAGGAAGGACTACTATGGCACTTTATAACACCTGCAAACGCATGATCGAGCGCGGCCAGACCGCCGGTATGGCAAAGAAGCTGGATATCTTCTATGCTGCCAACAAGCTGACCGATGAACAGTACGCAGAACTGACCGAGATGCTGACCGAAAAGGCCAACGCAGCAGAGACTGAGAAATAAAAACAGGAGCTGAAAAATCAAAATGGCACTCTCGAACACGGCGACGCCGATCTACTACGGCCGGTTCCGGGAGGCCGTGATGCGCGGGGAGATCCCCGTTTGCAGAGAGATCAGCATGGAGATGAACCGGATCGACGACCTGATCGCAAACCCGGGCATCTACTATGACGATAAGGCCATCAACGGCTTTATCGCGTTCTGCGAGGACGAGCTGACCCTGACTGACGGCGGCGATGTGAAGATGCTGGACAGCTTTAAGCTGTGGGCAGAACAGATCTTTGGCTGGTACTACTTTGTGGAGCGGAGCGTGTATGTGCCGAACCCCCACGGGGCAGGCGGACACTACGAGACCAAGCGCATAAAGAAGCGGCTGGTGACGAAGCAGTATCTTATCATCACACGTTCGGCCGCAAAGACCATGTACCTGGAATTTTTGCAGGCGTACTTTATGACCGCCAACACGAACACCACCCAGCAGCTGACCACAGCGCCTACTATGAAGCAGGCCGATGAAGTGCTGGCACCCTTCCGCACTGCGTTGGCACGGGCAAAGGGGCCGGTGCTGAAGTTCATGACCGATGGCAGCCTGCAGAACACCACTGGCGCGAAAGCAGACCGTGTGAAGATGGCAAGTACCAAAAAAGGCATTGAGAACTTTGTGACCAACAGCCTTTTGGAAGTGCGCCCCATGACCATTGAAAAGCTGCAGGGCAGGCGCGACACAGTGGCGACCGTGGACGAATGGCTGAGCTGTGACATCCGAGAAGACCCCATTGGTGCCATTGAGCAGGGCGCGGCGAAAAACGAGAACTACCTGATCGTTGCGGCAAGCAGCGAGGGCACGGTGCGCAACGGATGCGGCGACGACATCAAAATGGAATTGCTGAGCATCCTGAAGGGGGAGTACATCAATCCGCACGTTTCCATCTGGTACTACAAGCTGGACAGCATTGAGGAAGTTGGTCAGCCGGAGATGTGGCTGAAGGCAAACCCGAACCTGGGCAAGACCGTAAGCTACGAGACCTACCAGCTGGACGTGGAACGAGCCGAAAAATCGCCCAGTGCTCGGAATGACATCCTTGCAAAGCGCTTCAACCTGCCGATGGAGGGTTACACATTCTTTTTCCCATATGAGGAGACCCTTTGCCACCGACCGAGAAGCTACTGGCAGATGCCATGCGCCATGGGCGCGGACCTGAGCATGGGCGATGATTTTTGTGCGTTTACGTTTTTGTTTCCGCTTTCAAGCGGATATTTTGGGGTAAAGACGAGGGACTACATTACCAGCTACACCCTGAGCCAGCTGCCCGTGAGCCGGAGAAACCAGTACGAAGAGTTCATGAAAGAGGGGACACTATTCGTATTTGACGGCACGGTGCTGGACATGATGCAGGTGTATGAAGACCTTGATAACTTCGTGCAGCAGAACCAGTACGACGTGCGGGCGTTTGGCTACGACCCCTACAACGCGCAGGAATTCGTGGAGCGCTGGGGGCAGGAGAACGGCACCTTTGGCATTACGAAAGTAATTCAGGGTGCGAGGACCGAGAGCGTGCCGCTGGGCGAGCTGAAAAAGCTGAGCGAACAGCGGAAGCTGCTGTTTGACGAAAAGCTGATGCAGTTTGCGATGGGCAACTGCATTGCACTGGTGGACACCAACGGCAATCGGAAGCTTTACAAGCAGCGGCAGGACCAGAAGATTGATGCTGTGGCAGCTATGATGGATGCTTACATTGCGTGGAAGCAGAACCGGGATGCGTTTGAGTGATTAGAGCAGCTTTTGATAGATGTCACCGTTAGGAAGAAGATAGAGATCCGTTTGTTCCGAAGGTTTGCTGAGGGAATCTTTTATGACGGCAAGCATCGGATGCTCTGTCTGCTTTTTTAAGGAGCTATTGATAGCAAAAACTTTTTTATCATCTGGCGAGTATGGAAAATCGATGAGCTTGTGGATTCCGCTATTGTGATACTCTTGAATGTTTCTTTTATAACTATCGAAAGTTGTCAATGACTGGTTCCTTGCGATTTCAAGAATCTGTGTTGATTCATCAATGACAGAATGAAGATAGGATTCATCCCAGTTCTTGGAATAGTATACCTCCATGACTGCACTGATTGCATATAGTTGAGAAGCAATGTCGAGGTTCTTTTTTATGTGGAGAATCTCTGACGGCGTTTTCGCTGAATCAGGCAGATTTATTTTGTGAGAGAGTTCGGAAGAGTAGAAATCAATGTCAGCCATTGCAGTGATTTTTGCCTGCTGCAAATTTACGATCGTGGCAATTCGCTGTGGCTCAACGAACATGATAGAAGAATAGTTGCTCAAGGCATATTGGGCGAACGATAGAGTTGATACAAGTTCTGCACGTTTTGTTGCTTCCAAGTACTGAATTACTTCGTCAAGCTTTTTGTTGATTTCAGACAACTCAGATGTTATAGCCGAGAGAAAATACTGGCCTGTAACAAAAGAAATAAGAGTGAATGATTGAAATAAAGGGGATTGTTCGATCTGATAGAGAGAGGCTGTTCCGGCAATTTTGCCATTTGACCCGATAATTGTTGAAGCCATGCCTCCTTGATGGAGTTTCATCAGACTGCCTTCAACGCCTTCAGGAAAACGCAGAATATATGTCTGATTGGAGTTGAAAGCTGTTGCGGAAGGTATAAGTTGAAGCAAAGAATCAGCTGCAATGCCAATTTGCTTGGGAAAAATCACCTTTCTAAAACGCTTTGAGTCTGAAAAATCGCAATTGTTTCCATATAAGATGGGCATACATCCAATTTCTGTTGGCAGATATTCGGACATAAAAAGATTCCTGTCCATAAAAACTCCTTACCGTATACGGGGTCGTTAATAATCAAGAAAGAAAATCGTTGACTTTATCAAAAATCTGGTCAACGGTGTTGCCTTGATTTGTTTCTGCACAGTAGCGGACGACAATATCAGTATCGGTGGGATACCATGTATCGGGGCTGTAGTCTGGAGCGCCATCAACAACGACTTCGATGATCTCATACTGTTCGCCCTTGTGGCCGGAGACAGCTTCGGTAGTGACATTGACAAAGCCGTGATCTTTGAGGTTCTTTGCGAAGGTACGGGCGTCATCGTCAGAGGAAAACTCGGGAATAGAGGCCTGACCCATGGATAAGCGAGTCGCCGCGATTTCTTCTTGCTTTAAGGAATCGAGCTTGGCTTGATGATCGTGCATATCTTCTTTGTGCTGTAAATAACCGAGACCACCGAATGCGATGGTAAACCATACGACAAGCAGGATGATGACTTTTCCATTACGAGACTGAAGAAAATCTATAATTCCTTCCTTAATGGAGTATTGATTGCTCATGATTTTCTCTTTACGGATACGTTTTTTCTCTTCTTCCAGCTTCTCAGCTTCTTGCTGTTCGCGCTCCCATGTTTCTTCTTGACGCTTTTCTGCTTCTTTGGCTTTTTGATGTGCTTCAAAAGGAGCAGCAAAAACACCGATCACACGATTTACGTTTTCTGCGTTCTTGATCTTGGCTTCATCAATGATGCGCTCGGTGTGCTCAGATTTGGAGTAGTTTAGGTTGACATTGACGTTAAAGTTGATTTTCGTGCCGCAGTATTCGCAAAAGACAACTGCACGAGATGGGTCCGAAATGGTAAGTGTTTTGCCGCACTTTGGGCATACAATAGTATTCATAAAGTGACTCCTTTTCCCTCACACGAAAAATGGCTGTTAAAGCCAGTATAGCACAAACATGGATAAAAGCAATAGAGCATGAAAGAAGGTGAGTAGATGACAAATCAAAATGACTGGTGGGAGCATAAAAAGAACTGCGCACTCCACCATTCAGGCATCAAGGGCATGAAGTGGGGCGTGCGGCGCTACCAGAACCCGGACGGCACCCTGACTGCGGCGGGACGCAAGCGCTACGGTGCAGAGGGCGAGACCGGTGAGGAAAAGCCCGCCTATGCCCCGAAAGCACCGAAGAAAAGCGCCGGCGATTACACCGACGAAGAACTGCGGGCCCAGATCAACCGGATGCAGATGGAAAAGCAGTACCGCGACCTTGCAGGGCAGACCAATGTGCGGGAGGACGACCCGAACAAGGAACTGAAGCTGGAGCGGGAGCGGCTGCAGCTGCAGAAGGACGTGAAGAACCTGAAAAAGGAGATCAACGGCGGGCAGACCTTTGTGAAGACCGTATTCACGAATGCGAGCCAGCAGGCTTTGACCAAGATGGCCACGGGCGCAATGCTGTACGCCGGAAAAAAGACGGTGATATCCATCTTCAACAACCCAGATCTGGCGAATGCTGTCGGCACGGGTAGTCTGGATAAGGAAAAGAAAGACGACAAGTAACACCGGGGAGGAAAAAATCAAAATGGCGATAAACGTTGGCTCCCGCCTGAAACGGGCGTGGAACGCCTTTACGAACCGGGACCCTCCCGGGAAGAACTACTATGGCGGAGGGAGCAGCTACCGGCCTGACCGGGTACGGCTGAACCGTGCGAACGACCGCACGATCATGACCGCCATATACACCCGCATTGCCATGGACGCAGCGGGCATCACAATCAACCACGTAAGGCTCGATGAAAACGGACGCTACGACGAAACCGTTGATTCGGGCCTTAATTGCTGTCTGAACCTTTCCGGCAACAAGGACCAGACCGGCAGGGCGTTGCGGTATGACATGTTCCTCTCTGTACTGGACGAGGGCGTGGCAGCGCTGGTGCCGGTGGACGTGGATGTGGACGAAGAGACCGGCAAAGAAAAGATCCTTTCCATGCGGGTGGCAAAGGTGAAGGAATGGTACCCCGATGATGTGCGGCTGGAAGTGTACAACGACCAGACCGGGCAGAAAGAGGAGATCACCCTGCCGAAAGCAGAAGTGGCCCTGATCGAGAATCCGTTCTACGCCGTGATGAACGAACCGAACGGCACCATCCAGCGCCTGATCCGCAAGCTGAACCTGATGGACGTGGTGGATGACCAGCTGGGATCTGAAAAACTGGATCTTATCATCCAGTTGCCATACGTAGTGCGCAACGACATCCAGAAAAAGAGAGCGGACGACCGGAGAGCTGAGATCGAACGGCAGTTGACCGGCTCCAAATATGGCATTGCCTACACCGATGGTTCGGAACACATTACACAGCTGAACCGCAGCCTTGAAAATAACCTTCTGAAAACCGTGGAATACCTGACCAACATGGCATACAGCCAGTTAGGCATTACCCCGGAGATCATGAACGGTACGGCAAGCGATGCGGTGATGACGAACTATGAGAACCGCACCATTGAACCCCTCGTGGCAGCAGCCGTGGACGAGCTGAAACGAAAGTTTTTGACCGAAGAGGACCGGAAGGAAGGCCGCGAGAGTATGATGTACTTCCGCGACCCGTTCAAGCTGGCACCGGTGAGTGCTGTTGCCGAGATGGCGGACAAGTTTACCCGCAACGAGATCCTGACAAGCAATGAGTTCCGGCAGCTGCTGGGAATGAAGCCCTCGAAGGACCCGAAGGCGGACGAACTGCGGAACAGCAACATTTCGCAATCCGACGCGGAGATTGCTGAGAGAAACAAAACGATCACGGCTGGAAAGGAAGCCGTAGAAAGGAGTATGGCAAATCAAAATGGCGAAGTTTGATTATGACTGCAGCGGCTGGGCCACGAAGGCTAAGACCAAGTGCTATGATGGCCTGACCATTGCACCGAATGCGTTCCAGGAATGCGACGGTAAAGTTGTGACCATGGTGTACAACCATGACCATGACAACCTGGAAAACGTCCTTGGCCACTGCCTGCTGGAGAACCGCCCCGGGGGCATGTATTGCTACGCAAAGTTCAACGATACGGATACCGGCCGTACCGCGAAGGCCTGCGTGGAAAATGGCGACCTGAACGCTTTTTCCATCTATGCAAACTGCATCAAGAAGACGGGCAACACGGTCCAGCACGGCATTATTCAGGAAGTGAGCCTTGTGCTGGCAGGCTGCAACCCGGGTGCGCTGATCGACGAGGTGGTGAAGCACAGTGCCGACGAGGACTACGAGGGCGGCGAAGCATTCATCTACACAGACGGCGGCCTGAGTATTACCCACGGACTGGACCCGGACGGCGAACCGCTGGACGACCTTGTACACAGCGGCAATGCAGCGACCGACGAAGTAACACAGGAGGAAGCCAAGATGGCGGACGAACAGAAGGACGGCAAGACGCTGAAAGAGGTGTACAACAGCATGACACCCGAACAGCAGGAGTGCTGCCACGCACTGGTGGGCATGGCCCTGGAAGAGCGTGACGGCAAAGAGACTGACGGTGAGGAGGAAAAAACCGTGAAGCAGAACGTATTTGAGAAGGACACGAAGGGCACCGTGCTGAAGCACAGCATTGACGAAATCAACAAGGTGGTGAAGACCGCCAAGACCTGCGGCACCATGAAGGCTGCTTTTGCAAACGCCGGCATTGAGGACAGCGAGGTGAACGCTCTGTGCCACGGCATTGACAACATCGACTGGCTGTTCCCGGAAGATCACCTGCTGGACACCACGCCCCGCATTATTGACAAGCCTGACGACTGGGTGAGTGTGGTGATGGGCGGCGTGAAGCACATCCCGTTCAGCCGCTTCAAGAGCCTGTTCGCCGACCTGACCGAGGACGATGCACGTGCCAAGGGTTACCTGAAGGGCAACTACAAGACGGAAGAGGTGTTCGGCCTGCTGCGCCGCTCCACCGGCCCGACCACGGTGTATAAGAAGCAGGAGCTGGATCGCGACGATGTGGTGGACATTACCAGCTTTGACGTGGTGGCATGGCTGCGCAACGAGATGCGCTACAAGCTGAACCGTGAGCTGGCACTGGCCTACATTCTGGGTGACGGCCGCATGGCAGCAAGCCGTGACAAGATCGATGAGAACTGCATCCGTCCGGTGTTCAACGACGCCGATCTGTTTACCATCAAGGTGCAGGTGAAGACCACCGGCCTTTCCACCGTGGAGGACAAGTACAAGGCCTTTATCAAGCAGGCCATCCGTGCCCGCAAGGACTACCGCGGCAGCGGTACCCCGACTATGTTTACCACCGAGGATGCCCTGACCGAGATGCTGCTGCTGGAAGACGGCATGGGCCGCCCGCTGTATACGGACGAGGCCGCACTGGCCCGCAAGCTGCGTGTTGCCAAGATCGTGACCATTCCCGAAATGGAAGGCCGCAAGGGTGCCAAGGGCGGTGATCTGGCTGCTGTGATCGTGAACCTGGCCGACTATACCGTGGGTGCGGACAAGGGCGGTGCCGTGAGCATGTTCGATGACTTTGACATCGACTTCAACGCACAGAAGTACCTGATCGAGACCCGCTGCTCCGGCGCACTGACCAGCCCCTACAGCGCTATGGCCATTGAGTGGGCTGCATGAGAGACTCCTTCAGTCTCACAGTCCACCTGACGGCGGCGCTGTTCGTCAGCTCCCTCATTGAGGGAGCCTTTTTCAAAGGAAAGGATGATAGAAAATGCTGAACAAGCTCTATGAGCAGGGCAAGGACCTGCACGTTGCAAACTATGTGGCCTATGGCAAGACCGCTGACCACAAGCTGTATGCCGACGAAGGTTATAATGAGACCGTGGCCAAGGACGAGATCGAGGATGCCTTCGTGAAGGGCCGTCTGGTGATCATGGAGGGCGCAAACTATCTGGTGCCTGTGGCCTTTGGTGCGACCGGTGTGATCACCGTTGTGGCCGGTGAGACCGTGAAGACCCAGGCATGGGCTGCTTCTGCCGAAAAGTAAGCAGAAAATTCAAAATGGAGTGAAAGTGCTATGAGCAAGTGGTTTGGGAAGCTTGGTTTCGTGGAGACCAAGGAGACAGAGCTGAGTGTGCACTCGGAGATTGTGACAGAGCGTGACTGTTACGGCGACCTGACACGGAACACGCGCAGATTACAGTCCGGCGACAAGGTGAACGATGATATCAGCCTTGCGAACACGCTACCTATTTATAAAGGAGGACAAAACCTATGGCAAAACTGAATTGGGACGTTGACGGTACCCGCAAGTTCCACGCCGGTGTTTCGCACGGCGTGGTTTACCCCAAGGCCGATGGCGAGGGCTACGACAATGGCGCTGCATGGAACGGCCTGACCGGCGTGACGGAAAGCCCCAGCGGCGCAGAACCTACCGACCTGTGGGCTGACAACATGAAGTACGCCCGCCTGATCTCCGGCGAGGACTACGGCTTTACCATTGAATCCTATATGTACCCGCCCGAGTTTGAACCCTGCGACGGTCTGGCTGCCCCGGTGAAGGGCATCCGCATCGGTCAGCAGAAGCGCAAGGCATTCGGCTTTACATGGCAGACCAAGGTGGGCACCGATCAGGACCCCGATGCCGGTTACATCATCCATGTGGTGTGGAATGCGACCGCAAAGCCTGCTGAGAAGAGCCACGAGACTATGAACGACAGCCCGGATGCCGAGACCTTCAGCTGGGAGTGCGATACCGTGCCTGTGAACATTGCAGACCTGAAGGCTGCGGCGGTGGCAGAGTTTGACAGCACTGAGCTGACCGCAAAGCAGATGAAGGCCGTGGAAGACCTGCTGTACGGCACCGACAGCGAGAATGCAAAGCTGCCCACCCCGGACGAGCTGCTCGCTGCAGTAAAGGCTGCTGTGTAAAAAACGCCCTCTCATCGCGCAGTCCGGCATTTGCCGGTGCTGCTTGCAGCTCTCCCGAAGGGGCGAGCTTTGCTGAGAGAAAAAAATCAAAATGAACCGATAAGGAGAGATTAAGATGCTGAAAAAGACCATTTCCTATACCGACTATGACGGTAACCAGCGCACCGAGGACTTCTACTTCAACCTGTCGAAGGCGGAGATCACCGAGATGGAGCTGAGTATGGAGGGCGGCATGCGTGCCTACATCCAGAGGATCATTGCAGCGAAGAGCCAGCTGGAGCTGGTGAAGCTGTTCAAGGATGTGGTACTGAAGAGCTACGGCAAGAAGAGCGCAGACGGCCGCCTGTTCATGAAGAACGACGCCATCCGTGCTGAGTTTGAGGCACATCCGGCCTACAGCATGATCTACATGGATCTGGTGACGGACGAGGCCAAGGCAAGCGCCTTTGTGAACGGCATTATGCCCGCCGACATGCCGAACCAGAACCCGGCTATGGAAATGGCGGCGACCGTGAGTGCTGCGTCGGCATTGCCGTCGGTGAATATGGGCTGAGAAACCCTCTCACCGCTCCGTCCGACTGAATGTCGGAGCGTCACAGAGCTCTCCCGAAGGGCGAGCTGTGTTTAGAGGAAGAATGATTTTGCCGCTTCGGCGGCTAGGGATGACCGCGTAAAAAACGGCCATCCTTTTATTTTTTTGCCTTGGAAAAGACACGCATTTAAGAGCACAGGGGGAGTGAAAGAATGCTGGAATTGCATATTCCCGGCGAAGAACGCTGGGATGAGCGAACAAACATGTTCGTATACGACGAGCCGGTAACTTTGAGGTTGGAATACAGCCTGCTCTCCCTGTCTAAATGGGAAAGCAAATGGCACAAGCCGTACTTGAACGAAAACGTGAAGAAAACACGCGAAGAAACGCTTGATTTCGTCCGATGCATGACCCTGACAAAGGGTGTGGACCCGACCGTATACACAAGACTGCGGCGGGAAGACTGGCTGGCCATTCAACGATATATGAGCGACCCGATGACGGCCGCGACCTTTAAAGACCGCAAAGGCGGCAAGAAGCGCGCACGCTACCAGACGGCAGACCTGTTTTACGCCGCCATGGCAAGCTACGGCATCCCGTTCGAGTGCGAAAAGTGGCACCTGAACCGGCTTTTGGCGCTGATCCGGGCCTGCGGGGAAGAGAACCTGCCGCCCGAGAAGATGGGCAGACACGAGCAGGCGGCGCACATCCGGGCGCTGAACGCACAGCGCAGGGCGAAGTTTCACTCGAGGGGGTAAGAGCTTTTGAGCAAGGTAATTGAGATCCGGCAGAAAGGCGACTTTAAGAAAAGCCTGACCTTTTTCAGCCACATCAAGAGCTGGAGTGTGCGGCCAATTTTGGAAAAATACGGCAAGCTGGGTGCAGAACGGCTTGCAGACGCTACCCCGAAAGCCACCGGAAAGACAGCGGCAAGCTGGAGCTATGAAATCAAAATGGACAAGAGCGGGGCCACGCTGTGCTGGAAGAACTCCAACATTGTGAACGGAGTGCCCATTGCGGTGATCTTGCAATACGGACACGGCACAAGAAACGGAGCCTATGTGCAGGGGGTGGATTACATTAACCCTGCCCTGGCTCCGATTTTTTCTGCTCTGACCGATGAATTGTGGAAGGAGGTAAAGAGACTGTGAGCCAGGAAGTAGACGAGCGCGTAGTAGAAATGCGGTTTGACAACGCGCAGTTTGAGAAGAATGTGCACCAGACCATGCAGAGCCTTGAGCAGCTGAACGACAGCTTACGGCTGGACGGCGCGGAAAAGGGCTTTGAAAAGATCAGCGATGCATCGGCCAAAGTGGACTTTGACGAGATGCAGGGTGCGCTGGACAACCTGAGCGGCAAGTTTTCGGCCGTGGAAGTGATGGGCGTTGCGGCTCTGAGCCACATTACAAGGCAGGCCGTGGACACCGGTGAGAGGCTGGTGAAAAGCCTTTCCCTCGATCAGGTGACGAGCGGCTGGAACAAGTATGCCCAGAAGACTGCCAGCGTGCAGACCATCATGAATGCGACGGGTAAGAGCATTGCAAAGGTGAACGGGTATCTGGAAAAGCTGATGTGGTTCTCGGATGAGACCAGCTACGGCTTTACAGACATGACGAGTGCTCTTTCCACCCTGACCAGCACGGGCGGTAGCATCGAAAAGATGATCCCGATGATCATGGGCATGGCAAACGCCACGGCTTACGCAGGCAAGGGCGCTGCGGAGTTCCAGCGGGTCATCTATAATCTGGCGCAGAGCTACGGTACCGGTGCCATCCAGTTGATCGACTGGAAGAGCGTGGAGCAGGCAGGTGTTGCTTCCCAGCAGCTGAAGCAGTTGCTGATCGACACCGGCGTAGAACTGGGCAAGATCAAGAAAGGTGCTGTGACCACCGGCAGCTTTGACAACAGCTTGCAGAAAAAGTGGGCAGACCGGGAGGTCATGGAAAAGGCCTTCGGAAAATATGCCGAGTTTGCGGAAGCCGTCAAGGCAGAACTGGACGCGAACCCGAACAAGTACCACGGTCAGGCATCGCAGGCCATTGATGCCCTGGCTGACAAGTACGACGAAGTGACCGTGAAGGCCTTTAAGGCGGCACAGGAGGCAAAGAGCTTCAGCGAAGCGGTGGACGCTACGAAGGACGCTGTGAGCAGCGGCTGGATGGAGACCTTTGATATCCTGTTTGGCAACTACGAGGAAGCAAAGGGATTCTGGAGCGATCTGGCGGAAGAGTTCTGGAACATGTTCGCAGGCGGTGCGGCCGGGCGGAACAACTGGCTGAAGAATGCCTTCGACTCAGGCCTTGACCAGTTGCTGGGAACGGAAGGCTTTGGTGAAGCCGGAGACAACTACACAAACCTTTTGCAGAAAGCGCTGGTGAATCAGGGCCTGCTGAGCGAGGAAGGCATTGAAGAAGCGGGCAGTTTCCAGAAGGCGTTGGAAGAAAGCGGTGTGACAGCCCAGCAGCTGTACGAAGTGCTTGGGGAAGCGGCTGACTACTACCATCAGCGTGCCGCCATGAGCGATGAAGAGCTGGATAAGCTGGGGTTTGACCGGGACAAGGTGGACGCGCTGGCAAATGCCTACGACTCCATGGCGGAGCAAATTCAAAATGGCAGTGTGAACCTGGACGACCTTGCAGGCAAGATGAACCAGCTGAGCGGCCGGGAGCACTTTTTTAACGGCATCCTGAACGTGCTGGAAGGCATCAACAGCGTATTGAACCCGATCCGGGACGGATTCGGTGATGTGTTCATGACCGACGGAAGCCCACTGTACAACTTCCTGAAGGGATTTGACGAGCTGACCGGGAAAATGGCGCTGAGCGAAGAAACTGCGGAAAAGGTGCAGAAAGTATTTACCGGCATATTTCGTGTATTGAGCATCGGGCTGAAGGGCGTGACGACAGTTGGCAAGACCGCTTTTATGATCCTTGGAAAGCTGCTGGATCTGCTGAGCCCGATGGGCGACCTTTTGCTGAACATCGGAAGTTACATCGGCAATCTGCTGACATGGGTGGATCTGAGCCTTGGGCAGGCAGAGAGCCTTAGCGACGTGCTGGGCATCCTTGTGGGTGCTGTTGCGGCGCTGGTGAGCCCCATTGCGGACGTGGTGAAGGGCGTGAAGACCCTTGTGCGCGGCGGAAACATGGAAGAGGCAAAGAAGCAGTTCGGCGCATTCGGCACCGTGGTGGATGCTGTGGGCAGTGTGCTGGACAAATTCAAAATAGACAGTGTTTCGGCAGGAAACGTCATCGGTACGGCGTTCCAGCTGCTGGGCGGCATTCTGCTGGGAGCCTTTGAGGGTGTGGGCGCACTGATCGCCCGTGTATTCAACGGGTTCAAGGGTGCCGGGGACACGGTGAGCGAGTTTGCCGACAGCAAGGTACCGCTGCTGAAGAACATCCGGGACGTGGTGCTGAGCCTGCCGGAGAAGGCAGAAAAGGCGCTGGCGGACTTTGGCGGAACGCTGACCGGCATCATGAGCAGCATCAGCGGTGCGTGCAGGAATGCACTCGGCGCGGTGAAGGTTTTCTTCAACCTGCAGGATGGAGTGGACATCTACAGGCTGCTGGCGCTGATTGACGTGGGCGCACTGGCGGCAGCGATCTACGGTGCAACGGTGCTGCTGAAGAAGGCAAGCGACAACTTCAAGAAAACGCTGGCAAACCCCATCGGCGATTTTTTTAACAGCCTGACGGGTGCCGTGAACACCTGGACGAAGGCAAACACCACGAACAACCTTGCCACAGCGGCGAAAGCCATTGCAACGGCGGTGGCGTTAATCAGCGGGAGTATGTATCTGCTGGCGAAGATCGACGACCCGATGCGGGCGGTGCAGGCTTTGGCCAGCGTGATCTCGGAATTGTTCAGCATGGTGGTGGCACTGAAAGTGCTGGCGGTCACCGACCTGACAGGCCTTGACACGGCAAAACTGATCGGGACTATTACGGCAATCAGCATCGGGATGGGCATGCTGGCCGCCGCATTTGCCAAAATGGGCAGTATGCATACCTATCAGGTTGAGAATGGTATGAACGCCATCAGCCGGGTGGCGAGTGTACTGATGGGCATGGTAGGCATCCTGACGTTTTTTAACACTTACGGCGACGGAACAAAGGGCGCAGGAGCATTTGTGGCGGCTGCGGCTGCGGTGGACGCAATTGCACTGGCACTGATTCCGCTGGCACTGGCAGAGAAAAACGGCCTTGACATTGACGGGGCCGTGGAAGCCATCAACGGCGTGGCCATTGCCATTAGCATTCTGACCGTGGCGGCAGGCTTTGCGCAGAAGCTGGCGGGAAAAGCGGACGAAAAGACGCTGGATAAGATTGCAATTTATCTTGCAAAGATTGGTGGATTGGTACTGGCCATCAATGGTATGGCAAGCGCCTTAATGATTACTGCCGGAGCTGTGGCCATTTTTGCAGCAATGGGAGACCGGATGTGGATTGCTTTAGCTGGTACTGGTACGGCACTGGTAGGCCTTGCAGTAGCAGCAGGTGTGCTTGGAAAGCTTGACCTGAAGGGCGTGAAAAAGACTGCAAAAGGCATGGCAATCATGGCGGCATCTCTCACGTTACTTGCCGGAGCAGCCTATGCTTTTGCACTTGTTGCTCAAATGGACGAAGGCAGTGCTGGTTTTGCAAGCGCTGCTACTGCTCTGATCGTAATGGCTGGTGCAGCGGTAGTGTTGAGCAAATCAAGCGGAAACATGATCGAGGCGGCGGAATGCATGGCTTTGATGTCCGCATCCATGCTGATCTTTGCGGGAGCCATCCAGGTATTTGGCAGTACGAGTGTCGAACAAGGACTTGCCGGGTGTGTATCAGCAATTGGTGCGCTGGTGGTGCTTGCAAGTGCGATGGCGATTATGCCCGATATGGACAAATCGCTGCAAAATATCGGTACGGCTGCACTGAAACTTTCGGCCGCGCTGCTGATATTAGCACCGGCAATGATGCTGCTTGGACAATTGAGTGTCGGTCAGGCGATAGCCGGTGTCATTGCATTTATCGGACTGTTAGCAGGCCTTGCTGGTTCGTCGTTGCTGTTTGGGGCAATTCCAAAGATGGCAGACGGACTGAAGGTTCTGACAAGTGCACTTATTGATATCTCCAAAGCCTTTAGCGTTTTTGCAGGTGGATTGGCGAAACTATCCATTGCGGCCGGCATTCTTGCGGTGCTGGGGTTATTTGCGCAACCGATCTGCGAAGCAATTATTACGGCAGAACCCAAAATTGAAGAAGCACTGACTATGCTCATTACCGGAATCTGTAATGTAATCGTTGCGTGCGCAGAACCACTTGCAAAGGCACTGTTTGTGCTGGCTGTGGCCCTCTCTGAAACAATCGTTTATTATCTGGCGTGGCTTGCCGGTGTTACGGATACAGGAGTGCAAAGCGGCCTCGATCTGATCTGGGACGATATTTCGGCATGGTTTGATAATCATTCGTTGGCAGACCTTATCAAAGCATGGGTCGCTTCCGCGGCAGACGCGCTCAAAGGCTGGAATCCGTTCGACATGTTTACTGTAGATATGGATGGCGCTGCCGGAAAAGCGGGCGCTGCACTCGGTGGATTTGTAGATAAAATCGATGACATCTTTGGTAGTGGCATCAAAGACACTATCCGTAAGGCATGGGGGTTTGAATCCATTCCCATTGAAGAATACGAACAACAGCTCAAAGACAGCACAGATGCAATATCTGGAGCAGATAAGGCAAGCAAGGATCTTTCTGAAAGCGTAAGAAAAACCACCGATGAAACCCGTGCCATGGGTGTTGCTGTGAAAAAGAACACAGACGGGCTGATTGCGCTGACGACCGAGACCGGTGAAGTGAAGTACGTTACCGAGGATATGGCCAGAGCCATGCTGAACGGCGAAGCGGCCATGACTGATGCAGCAAATGCATCCGGCACAGCGGCAGGGGTCATCAGCGGAAATGCGGCGAATGTGAACACCAGCATGACCACCATCAAGGCGAAGACCGGTGAAGTGAATGAGACGGTGCAGACTACCACAGAGAAAGCTGTAGAGCAGGCGCAGGAAAGCACCGAAACCAGTGGCGGAAACCTTGGAGAGTGGCTGTACAATGGGTTTATCAGCAAGATCGAAGCGTGGTTCCCAGGCGCAACCAATAAAATTCAAAATGCCATTAACAGTGCGGTGAGCGGTGTGCAGATACCGGAGATACCGGGCATCGAGAATGCTGTGCCGAATATTGTCAATGGCACGAAAGAGCTGTGGAAGGGTCTTGGCGGAAAGACCGGACTGACTACCGAAGACCTTGACGCAGATATAAAGAAGGACCCGGACGATGACGGGAATAAAAAACCGACAACCACCGGCAAGAAAAAAGGCTCCTCCGGCACGAAGAAGACCGTGGCCCAGCAGATCGAGGAAAAGTACAAGCCGAAGCTGGAAGCAAACAAGGCGGCACGGGAAGCACTGGACAGCGAGTACGAGCTGTGGCAGGCCGAGAACCAGTATTGCGTGGTTTATCAGCAGCCGGAAGAAGGAAAAGGCCACCGGCGCAAAGGACGTTGGTTCGGAGATCGACAAGGGCATCAGCGATGGTGTGAAGGAAGATGCGCCCATTGTGGACGATGCCGTGAGCGACATGACCGAGAATGCCATGGACATTGCAAAGGGTGCGCTTGGGACCATCAGCAAGGTGATGGGCGACGACTACGAGTACACGCCCCAGATCGTGCCCGTGGTGGACCTGACCAACGTGCTGGAAGGTGCGGACGAGATCGACAATGCCTTTGCAGCGACAAGATCGCTGAGCCTTGACGGAGACGTGAGCCGGAACCTTGCAAACAAGATCGATGCCGAAGTGCAGCTTCAAAATGGACTGAAGAGCGCCGGAAATGAGGACACGCTGCGTGCTATCAACGCACTGGCCGGACACATGGACGGCGTGGCCGAGAGCATCAAGGGCATGAGCGTGACCATCAACGGCAGAAAGGCCATTGGCTACATCGACGACCGGATGGGACGGCTGACCGCAGCGAAAGTGAAGTGAGAAAATGGCGATCATCAAAGAACTGAACCCCGGCGATACCCTGAAAGTGTACGAGGACGGCGTTGCAGCAGAGTTTGTGGTGGCCCAGCACAACTACGAAAAAGACCTGAACGGCAAGGGTAAGACCATGCTGATGCGCACCACCTTGCTGAAAGACGCAGTGCAGTGGGGCAACAACAAGAAAGATGTTTCGTGGAAGAACGAGCCGACCCTGCGCAACTGGCTGGAAAACACCTACGCAGCACGGCTGAGTGAGGACACGCTGAAGACCATCGTGCCGGTGACGATCCGGTATGATTATGGCTCAAGTGAGAGCGGTACGCTGGAAGAACAGCGGTTCTTTGTGCCGAGGGTAGTAGACTTCAGCGGAGATGCGGCGCTGTTTACGGGAATCCGAAGATTTTTTGAGGATAGTCTGAGCGGCGGAAGGGCGGATATTACCGAAGGAAGCAACATCTACGACTTGTGGAAGTACGTGTTCAGCACGCGAAGCACCAAAAACTACGAGGATGGCGATAACACCTACGGAAAGGTGCTGAGCCTTTACGTGAAGCGCGGCATGGGTGCCGAGCCCGGCAACCCGGGGCACATTAACACCTACTGGGATACGACAACGGGACAACGGGGCGTTTCCAGCTCGAATATTCTCGTATGTTTCTGCGTGGATGAGAATGCCACGGTGGACGATGATGGATGCCTGACAGCCAACAGCGGGCCGGAGATCCAGAGTAACTACTTTGGCATGAACGGCGTATTTGGGCGGTGGGGAAAGTTCGGGCTGCCGTACCGCGTTTATGATGCAGATGGCGACACCATTACCGTGACCGAAAAGCTGAACGGCGAAGTGCACAGGACGTTTACGGCAATTCAAAATGGAGTATACCGGTTTGAAATATCACAGAAAGAACTGGAAAGCTTTGACTGGAACGCCGACTATATCCTGACGGTAGAAGCCAGCGACGGCCGGACCACTAACCGGAAAAGCTGCAAGGTGAACCGCATCCGTTCATCCGGGTACGTGGTGTACATCGGGCAGATCAAAGGCACGGCGGACGGACAGAGCTACTACTGGACAGAGCGAAACATTCTGGACGACCTATTTAACGAGAATGCGCCGGTGATCCTTGACCCGGAAGTGACACTGGAAGCCAACGCGATCAGCTCGTTTACCTTTACAGTGCCCGTCTCGAACCCGTTCTACAACAAGCTGGAGCTGAAAAAGCCGGTAGTCAGCATAGAAGAGGACGGCCGCGAGATCTTTATGGGCTACATCACTGAAACGGAAAAGAACTTTGAGCTGGACATGGAAGTGACCTGCGAGAGCGAGTTTGGATACTTGCAGGACAGAGACTGTCAGGTGGAGAACAAGTTTTACACGGCACCCGAACTGCTGGCACTGGCGCTGACCGTGGAGGACGACCCGGAAGAACACATCGGCTTCAGGGGCGAAGGCAAGGTGTTCCTGCCCGGAAATGTGACCGTGGAAAAGCCGGAAAGCGACACGGACAAGGAGACCAAGGCCATCAGCGACTGCTGGAGCGTACTGACCAACAGCCTGACCGGAAAGTACGGCGGATATCTGCGCCTGCGCAAAGAAATCAAAATGGTGGACGGCGTGCGCGTTTACACAAGATATCTGGACTATCTGGCAAAACTGAACGACAAGACCGATCAGGTGATCGAGCTTGGAAAGAACCTGCTGGACATTTCGTACTACATCAAGGCCGGGGACATCGTGAACTCGGTGAAAGTATATGGTTGGTACAAGAGCGGATGGCTCTTCTGGGAGACCACGAATCCCATCTCGCGGGAAGCGTACAAAGAAGAATCCATCAAGAAGTACGGCCTGTGCCAGCGCATCCTTGTGGTGGAAGGAACCGATTCCACGGGAGACAGCCTCTCGAAGAGGGCCACGGACGAGCTGAAAAAGTACAGCGGTTTCACCGGAAGTGTGCAAATCAACGCTGCAGACCTGTGTGATATTGGCGTGGACACCGACCGGCTGGACTTTATGAAGGAGACGTACGTGCTCTCGGAACCGCACGGTATCGATGACTGGCTGCCCTGCACGAAGGAAGTGATCCCGCTGCATGAGCTGGATCAGAAAGACTTTACCTTTGGTGCGACCACGGCAAAGCTTTCGTCTTTGCAGGCAGGTAACTTTGCGACGGCGGGCAAGGCGTGGAACGCGATCCAGTCCACCATTGGCTACATCAGCAAGTGAGGAGGATCAATGTACCATTCTCTTATTATAAATGTAGGCGACAACTACATTGACACCTGGGACGACTGGAAGCTGATCCCTTCCTCGCGGCCGGTGATCGCACCACCCATTGAGCGGACAAAGTTCGTAACTGTGCCGGGCAGAGACGGCGCACTGGACTACAGCCGTACCCCCGCAAACCGTCCTACCTACGATGACCGTACCGGAAAAATTGAGTTCTACCTCGAAAACGACTATGCCGGCTGGGACTGGGAGACCGCGTACACGACCATCTGCGAGACCTTGAAGGGACAGCGGGTGCGGTTTGCGCTGGAGGACAATCCCAGCCATTATTATTCGGGTCTCTTGTGGGTGAACCAGTTCAAAAGCGACAAGGGGCACTCGAAGATCACGCTGGAGTACAACTTGCACCCGACCATGTACACCCTGAAGGTGGAAGCCGTGACGCTGAACGTATACGACCTGAATCTGAACAGAGGCATGGAGTACCAGCTGCTGGTGGGCGTTGGGCCGACGAATACGTTCTACCGCAAGATGAACGTGACCGCGAAACCGCGGGACGTGGTGAAAATTACTCAAAATGGAACCATTCTGGCCCTGCGAAAGGGCACAGCGGTGGTGACGGCAGAGTGCGGCGGTATGAAAGCCGAGTGCGCCGTGACGGTAGGCGCTTACGAGAGCTTTACCATTGAGCGTGCACTGGACGGCGTGAGCGAGACGAACCCGGTGGGGAGCATCGTTGCCGGCATGAGCTATCAAAACGTGTTCAACGTAGGCGACAGCGAGAAGGAAATGCTGGAACTGACCGTAGAGATGGGAGGCACGGATGTGACCGGAAGTTGTGTTGTCATGGCAGAGGACAACGCGAGCGCACAAATCAAAATGGCATCGGTGACGGGAAATATCAAGATCACAGCGCATGCTGCAGCAAAGCCGGTGGCGGCGATGCTGTGTGCAGATATCCTGCCTGTGGAGGTAAAGCCGCTGAAACGGGTAGAAGGAGCATTCCGGCTTGGAAGATGAAAGGAAGGATGATATTTGAGTTTGGAAGCGTACTCCATTTTTAAAAATGGAAACGAAAAGCTCTCGGAGCATTTCAAGGTGCGCGAGTTCTACTGCCGTGACGGCAGCGACCCGGTGTTCATTGACACGGCGCTTGTGGAGGTGCTGGAAAAGATCCGGACGCACTTTGGCAAGCCTGTGACCATCACGAGCGGGTTCCGCACGGCAAGCTGGAACGCAAAGCAGAAGAATACCGCAACGTTCAGCCAGCATCTGTACGGCAAGGCGGCAGACATTCGGGTGCAGGGCATCAGCGTGGAGCGGGTGTATGCCTACGCGGACAAACTGCTGGGCAACGCCGGTGGCTGCGGCATTTACCCGCCCGGTCTGGGACGCACCAACGGCTGGGTGCATGTGGACGTGCGCAAAGCCAAGAGCCGCTGGAAGGGGTGAGCGCCGATGGAAAGCATCATCGCCGCCATCCTCAGCGGTGTTGTGACCCTGATCGGCGTACTGATCGCAAACTCGCGTTCCAATGCCGTGATGGAATACAAAATTGAGGAGCTGACCCGGGAAGTCCGCAAGCACAACGGTTTTGCGGAGAAGATCCCGGTCATCCAGAGAGACATTCAGGTGTTGAATCACAGAATGTCCGACATCGAAGTACATGAATACGAACACGAAAGGAGCAACGTATGAATTTCAACATTACTGCAGGCACCATTGCACGTACCGCCGTTCTGCTGCTGGCTCTGACCAACCAGATGCTGAGCGCCATGGGCAAGAGCCCGCTGCCCATCGAGAGCACCACTGTGGAGCAGCTGGTGACGGCTGGCATCACGACCATTGCGGCACTGATCGCATGGTGGAAGAACAACTCCTTTACGAAGGAAGCCATTGCGGCCGACAAGGAGTACGACCGCCTGAAGGCAAAGAGCGGGAAGTAAAAATGATATTTTGGGCAGGGCAGGAGCGGAAAACGTGATCCACACACGTATCCAACACTGAATGTTTCTTCTGCACTGCCTGAAAATAGTTCATCTGGCACTCACCGAAGGCAGGAACTGCCGAAAATTCAAAATGGAGTGACCGGTAAGATGAAGAAAGCCCCTGCAACGATCGTTTATGGCTCTGAGTGGGAGCTGTGAGCGAAAGTTGCAGGGACATTTATTTTTAGAGGAAATGCGATATTATAAGAAGATTGATAATCAACAAGAGAACTGGACTCGATAGACGGCGAATGGATTTGGACGGGGCATTGTTTGGGTGGATTTTTTGACGAAAATATATCGATAATACGAGCAAAATTCAACAGTACGGGGTTTTTGTAACACCATTTCTATCTGATATTTATAAAGTCAATACCATGGAGCTGTTCTCTCGAGGAATCGAGAGGACGGCTCTTTTTTACGTTCTGACGTAAAAAATACATGAACTGACTGGAACTTTTTGCATTTTAAAAAAGAAAAATCGTGAATAAAAAGTACATAGCATAAAATTGAAATTTGTGGAAGGTGGTTTACGGGAAATTGTGAAGGAATACGCAGGGCGTGTTTTACCACTTTGGCAGGAAAATAACGATGATGCGTGAGGCAAAAATTGTAGCACAAAAAGCCAATTTTGTCTTGAACTTTTTGCCGTATGTGCTAGAATAAAAGAGAAAGGCATCCTTGTGTCCAACAGAT